GTGGAAGATGGTGATGAATGGGAAGATGTAGCATTTATTACTGGTATCCCGCTAGAAACTTTAAGAAATTTAAATTTCGACACTCATAATAAAGACAGTAAACATTATAGTTTGGTTAGAGGTCCATTATTAAGTAAAGGAGAAAGGTTGAAAATTAAAAAATTGGATTCACCAACAGATGTAAATTTTTTGAATTCTTTAGCCGATATTGATGCAATGAATATACCGAATTTCAAACCAGAAGGCATGGAAGTAGTAGAAGGTGTTAATACATTGGTTACACCAAATTCTCAAAATGAGTTGTTGAATAACGAAATACCATGCGACGAAAGCGTTAAGATGTCATTTAGACCAAATACATCAGTTAGAGATTATTTAAGATTTATGTATCCACAAGAAACACTCACATACACACCTGGAGGCTCTAAGAGTGTGGTGGCATACGATGTACATAGACTAATTAATAAATTTACAAAAGCAGACTATTTTCACGCAATTTCATCATTATACATGGGTATATCAGGAGGCTTTAAATTGAAGTTTAAAATATCAGGCGTGACATGCGCTTCAGCAACATATGTACCACCAAGTTATTGTTGTCATAATGTTTCTGGTGTAGAACCTGTCAGATTTAGACCTATGAGTAATAGATTACCAACAGATCTTAACGCGGAAACTGATTTTTTAAATGGAATGACTTATAACCCAAATACAAAATCATTCACAGCACCACAAATAGAAATGCAAGATTATACAAGGCCTTATAATAATGCTGGGACCGATTTAGCGGGTAAACCAGGATCGACATTTGTTTTAGAGATGGCTATACCAAATATGAATCAATTTAATTTTGTGGGCAATGCAGCAAAGTGGTTTGATCTTCAGTACACACCAGATGTGGAAAACGATCTTGGAGTTATTTACCTTAATCTAGAAGCAAGCACTACCGGATCTACAAGGGCACAAGTTCATATCATTCCATTTATAGGTATAAATGATGAAACAAGACTAGGTTTTCAAGTCTATGCACCACAAAAATCAATACCAACCTTTACAGCATCTTCACCTGCTAACGTTTGCAGGAGTAGTGTGCTACATCCTTTTAAAGGAGGATCAACATATCCAAACGGCATACCAGTTACTTTGATGCCAATAACTGGTTCGAGTTATTATTTCAACTCGGTTTAGGCGCGCTCTTTATTTTAT